ACAAAAGAAGTTATAGATCACAATTTAATTTTATTTAACGACTACGGGGTTAATTCTATTATGTCTATTATCGGAAACTATCTAGATAAAAACACCGTTCTTTCTTTCTATGACGAAATGAGAATTAACGAGATCCTAGCAGACTTAGGCGACGAACTAGCTAATTTTATTTACTGCAATTATGAAAAAATGGGAGTGGATACAGAGTTTAAAAAAACAAGATTTCAGTTAATAGTTATTAATATTCTTCACGTTACGGAATCCGCATACAGAAGGGCTATAAGGGGTAAGACCATGGAAGACTTAAACAGTTCTAGGATATTTACGCAAATGGATTCTATCGGAACTAGAACACCTATGCCGACGACAAAGAAGTTTAATTTATTTAAGCCTAGTAGTTGGTAAAATTTAAATAGTTCACACTTCTTATTATTGCATGGATAGATTAAAAGAGAGTGAACAAAAAGTTTTACTAGATAAGTATTATTCCATGGGCTTAAACAAGAAACAAGCCTTAGAAAGATTAGAAGTTATTTTAAATTATGTTACTCCCGCTATTTCTCCAACAAATTACCCCTTAATTCTCTACACGAAATAAAAACCTTAAACTTCATTTCCTATGGAAAACTTTAAATACTTCTGTTAACTAATTATTTTAGCTTATATTTAAGTGGTAGAGTTAGGTTAGGCCTAGCGAAACGTTCGGGCTACGCGGCCGTAAATCCGACATGTCTAACCCTCTCCCCCCTTTATTTCTCATGGAAACTATTTAGACTACTGCATTAGAAAAGTATATAAATGAAGTTCACATAATAACCCCATGGTAACCCCTAAAAAAAGAAGTGAACTTGACATAGTATTACATTATCTTTCTATCGGATTTACTAAAGAGAAGATAAGAAAAGAACTTAACCTTAAACCTACTGCCTTAGCTAATCGTCTTCGGAGATTAGAAGATTTAGGCTGCATAGAAAGAAAAGGAAAATATATAATTAATGTCTTACGAAGTTCACATAGTAACCCTAGGGTAACTAGAAACAAAGTTCACAAATCATTTAACAAAAGGGGACATGCACATAACTTTAAAATATACTTTCCAAAGGAAACGAACCTTAAAGAAAAACCAAAAGTAAAGACAGAAGAAAAGCTAAAACAATTAGAAAAGCTAAGCTTCGGATCATTAAAGTTTATCAAAAAGAAATTTACTATCTGGATTAACAAAGACACACTAACTATTTATTCTAACAATTCTTATTATTCAGACAACGCCCTACATTCTAAATTTCAAGCATTAAAAGACGTAGATAATTTAGTTCAAGAATTAAAAGACAGATTCGAGTTTAGGGGAAAATACGGAATAGAAATATTTAGAGAACACTACGGATTAATCTTTAACAAATTTGCTAACTGGTTATTAAAGCAAAAGAAGAAACTTTACGTTCAAGACATGAAAGGCAAAACTATTCTATGGGTGGACGATTCAAGAAAAGACGACGTAGGACTTAAAGAGTTTGAAGCACACGATCCTTTAAAGGTAAACAACGCAGATACTTTCTTTAAATCCCATGACGATACTAACTGGAAGAATGACGCGCACGTAGTAGAAAAGAACACTAAAGACATACAAGACCATGATAAAGTTATTTTTAATTCTATGACTGTTCTAAAAGGTTACGCAGAACAAATAGCTTTACACCTTCACGTAGAAAAGAAACAGTTAACAAATTTAGACAAACAAGATTTACATTTTCAAGAACAAACTAAAATACTGGGGGAAATAAGGGACTATTTAAAAAACGTAAACAAATAGTAAAATCTATAAAATGCAAACACTTAAAAATAACATGAAAAACAAAGGCTTTTTTTTTCTAGTAAGTATTCTCTTTCTTTTTAGCTTAGCTTTTGTTTCCGCGCAGACTTTCCAGGAGTTCGGAGAAATAAATATAGAATATGCAAAATTAGAAACTTACGCTATAAATCAAGATATACATTTTCATTTCCATACAACAAACTTAACACAATCTCTAAGTAACGAATCTATAAACTGTGTTTTTTCTTTAGTTAATTCTTCTGGATTTCCAATTATTGAAGAACAAGATTTATATTTTCATGAGGGAAGCGATAACGAATGGGGAATAACTATTTTAAAAGGTAATTTTACAAAAGTAGGGAAATTATCTTATACTATGGAATGCGATAGTCCAATTCAAACGGGTATGGTTTCTTTAGGATTTCAAATAACAAAAACAGGATTACCTTTAGATCCGTCAGAATCTTTAGTTTATTTCATCTTAGCTTTTGGAGTTCTTTTACTATTCACACTAAGCTTTTACTTTATGATCTCTACACCTTACGGAAACGAAACAAACGAAAAAGGCGCAGTAATTAAGATAACAAAATTAAAATATGTAAAGTTAGCACTTATTCTTTTAACCTGGGTTTTATTTACCTGGTTCTTAAATATCTTAATCGGACTTTCGGATAACTTCGTAAGCTTAACTATGTATTACGGATTCTTCGGTTTTATATTTCAAATAATGAATAGCCTAGCCTTTCCTTTGGGTATTGTTATTTTAGTTATTTCAATATTCGAAATAATAAGGGACGCTAACATTATGGGAAACATTAAAAAATTTGGGAGTGCTTACAAATGAGTAAAAAAAATGTAACGGCTAGACTAGGGGAAGAATTTAGTAAAGAACTAGAAGAAATAAAAGACGAAAGATTAGCTAGAAAGATAGACAAAAAAAGAAAGTCTACAAGAAGATTAACTAACCTTATCGTAAAGCATAGAGACTGGAAAAAAATTAAAGAAGATACAATAGAGGTTAACTTAGAAAATGAAAAATAAAAGAGGTAGTGCAGTAGTTTGGGCTTTTGTTATTATGTTTGCAGCTTTACTAGTAGCAGTCTTCTTAGGGATTACAGTTTACAGTTTCAACTTAGTTACAGAAACAATAGGCCAAGACGTAGACATAGGACAAGTTAACTTAAAGAATGTCACAGATACAACACTAGGCCAGATTAATACGGGTATGTTAGGAAATGCCGACACAATAGGAATTATCTTTTTATTAGGTATGCTTCTTCTAATGATTATTAACGGGTATTATATTGGAAGTAAAAACCCTAAGCTATTTTTTGTTATAGATATTTTTTTACTAGCACTATTCTTTATCCCGTCTATTTACATTTCGCAAGTTTACGAAACTTTCATAAATAGCAGCACAGTATTTCAAAGCACTTACATAGATATTATACCTAAGGTTTCTAAATTCATGCTAAACCTTCCAGTAATTATAGGAACAACAGGGGTTTTAACCATGATCCTAAGTTACATAGGAATTAGAAAAGACGAAAAAACAGAGGGGGACGGCGCTAACGTGCTAGGCTATTAAAATGAAAAAGATATTTATGTTTTTGATCCTAGGAATTTTCTTAATTAGTTTAGCTAGTGCGGGGGTAAGCTATGAAGAAGAAAACCTAACTTATAATATAGATTCTATCTGGCCTACATGGTTAGGCGGTAACGGGGAAAGCGTAGTTAAGTTAATAAATAATACGGACGAGTGTTTAATAGAATGTTCTTTTACTTTAGAATTTCAAAATCAAAAGCCTTTATCTTTACTAGAAGATATTAATTTTATCAATAGAAAAGGGGAAACTGTCGAATACTCTTTACTAGATTTAAATTTTAAAGTAGGAAGATACGAGAATATAACAACTTCAACACCAATTTACGAAACTAACTGCGAAGATATTTTTAACGAAACTACAAATAACGTTACGCAGTCATGCACTCAAATACAAACAGGAGAAGACACAAACACAGAAGAAGTTTTAACATGGAATAATTACAACGGAGAAGAACTAGACGGATTAAGTTATTTAAAACTAGACGCTAAGAAAGATCCTACTAAATCTATGGACTGGGTTATTACTTTCAGAGGAGAAGACTTAATTAATTGGGCGTGGTGGAATACTTCCTGGGGATTTAAAAGAGAAGTAACAATAACAGAAAATAGTGGAAGTTCATTAAGCAATTATTCAACTTTAATTTATGTTGAGTATGATAGTGATATGAATACAGACTTTTCAGATTTGAGATTTTTAAATAGTGTAGAAGATACAGAATTGGGTTATTGGATTGAAAATAAAACAGATAGTTCTCACGCTTATGTTTGGGTTAAAGTACCGAGTTTAACAGCAAGTTCTAACACTTCAATTTATATGTATTATGGGAATAGTGGTGCAAGTTCAAACTCAAATGCAGATAATACTTTTTGGGTTTATTTTACAAGTGCTACTGAATATTCAACATATAATTCTATACAAATAATAAATTCAGAAACTATTTATTTATCAGGTGAATGGGAATATAAAATTCAAGCACATTCAGTTTATTCTAATCAAGGGAGTTATTCTCAATATGTTATGGCAGGTTTTGATAATAGTGCATTAGATAGTTCAGATGATTTATTAAGAATGGGTAATCTTGATTGTTCGGGAGGAATAAATTGGCAGGCTGGAACACCCTGTCGTTATAGTGGAATAACTTCATATCAGGCAAAAGAATATAATTTTATTCGTCCCCCAAGTTATGAGACAACATTAGGAACAACACACACATTTTATTTTGGGCATAAGAGCGATAATGCAGCTAAAAACTCAAAATTAAAAGATATAACAATCATCTTAAAAGGTTATGCAAGTTCAGAGCCAACATACACAATCGGAGCAGAAGAAGAAAGCACAGGAATAAATATAGAATATGTAACACCGCCTACACCAGTAAATTACGCAAACATTACAGATTTAGAATTTACAGTAGAAGTTAACGTAACTTTAAATGAAGTTAACTTTACAAATATAACTTACTACATGCAAAACGCAAACGGCACAGAATATATAGACACTTTCACAAACGAAACTTACAGCTTAAATTATTCTTTACCAACAGGACATTTTCATTACAACGTAACCACGTGCGGAGATTCAGACACCTTAGGGACTTTTTGCGATTCAACAGAAACAAGATACATAAACCACGACATTACACCGCCAGAAATAAACTTAACTGCGCCTTCTGGAACTTTCGACTATTTAATAGATAACTACACACTAGATTTAAACTGGACTGTAACAGATGAAGGAAGTAACGAATCAGTAGATTATTTAGATTCCTGTTGGTATGAATACAACGGAACTAACAATAGTTTAACCTGTTACGATAACCACACAACTTTTAACTATATCGCAGAAATAAATAACTTAACATTTTGGGCTAACGACACTTTCGGGAACTATCAAAGCAATACTACAATATGGGATTACAAAGTTCTAGAAGTAAACCAAACCTACAACGAAGAAACAACAGAAGGAAGCCTAGAAACTTTCCTAGCACATATTAAACTAGGTTCTGGACTTTCAATAGAAGACGCAGTATTATTTAATTACAACGGAACAGAAACAACAGGCCAGGCTTTTGAATCGGGAATTTATGAAGTTTTAAGAAAAACAAATATGTTAGTGCCTAGTGTTTCAACAGACACAAACTTTACTTTTTATTGGGGAATAACTCTATCAGACAACACAGAAGTTAACCTAAGTTCACAAAATCAAACAGTTTATAATTTAGCCGTAGATAATTGTAGTTCTTACACAAATACTTTATTTAATTTTACAGTTCTAGACGAAGAAGAACAAACCATTATACCTAGCGTTACAATAGAAACAGCCTTAAATTTTTATGATTCTACTAGAGATAATTTAGTATTCAACTACTCAAACCAATTCGAAGGAGTTAATCCCTTAGCAATTTGCTTAAACAGAAACATTACTAACGAAACTTCTTATTCTGTGGACGTAATAGTTAGATACGAAAGTTCAGAACACGCAAACGAATATTATAATATTGTTAACTCTACAATAGACATAGACACAACAGGCCAGGACATAACGCTTTATGATCTTAACCTTTCAGACAGCACAGAATTTCAATTAACTTTTACAGGGGCGGACTTCTTACCAGTAGAAAACGCTTTAATTTATGTAGATAGGCAATATATCCAGGAAGACACATTTAAGACAGTAGAATTACCAAAGACAGACTACAACGGACAAACTATTTTACACTTAGTCAGAAACGACGTAATTTATAACATAAGAATCTTAAAAGACGGAGAAGTTCTAGGAAACTTCGAAAACATAGTAGCCTTTTGTCAAGACTTTACGATAGGGGACTGTAAGATAGAACTTAACGCTTTTGATTCAGTAGAAGCAATTTATAATTATGACGACAGCTTAGGAATAATATTTACTGAGCCAACATATAACGAAACGTCAGACAAAATAACTTTTAACTTTGTAACAGAAGACGGAAGCGCGAAAACAGTTAAATTAGAAGTAACAAGAAACGACATTTTCGGAAATAGAAGTATTTGTAATTCTACTCTTACTTCTTCGGGTGGAACTTTAACCTGTAACATAGATCCTAATTTAGACGACAGCACACTAAAGACAGAAATTTACGTAGATAATGTTTTAGCTGTTTCTGGAAATGTTAAACTAGATACAAGTAATTACGGCGTAGGTGGTTACTTAATCCTTTTCGTTATGGCTATCTCATTTATCCTAATGTTTAGCGGTTCAAAGACAGGGGTTTTAGTTTCTATGGGGGTTACCTTCATAGCCGCGATAAGTTTAGGATTAGTAACAGGCGATATAATAGGAATCGGGGCTAGTGGACTATGGTTAATTATAATAATAATCATAGGGATAATTAAATTAAATAATGAGAGGGCGCAATAAATGGCTAAATTTTACGAACTATTTACTAACTTTATGTTAATCGGTTTAGTTGTGCTTAGCATGTTTGCTTTTAGCGTCTTCTTCCAGGAAGAAAACAACGTAGAAGATCCTTTTATAGAAAATACGCTAATGAATAATACCTATCATAGCCTTTACACAAATCTAAACAGTCTAAGGGACGAAAGCCAGGCACAAAAAACTTTATTCGAAAGTGAAAATCCGACAGGTGGATTCGGAACTATTTTACTTTTCTCTATTGTTTCAAGTGGTAAAGTCTTTAACGGTATGGTTGTTGGAATATTCAACACATTAATTAAATTACCAGTAGTTATCTTAGGTATTGATCCTGTGGTAGTTTCAGTATTAAGCACTTTGTTAATACTTACTATCATAATTGGCCTATGGATAATCTATAAGCTAGGTGGTTAAAATGGTATGCGCAGGATTAGAAACACTAGTAGACAATAGTATTACAGGAATATTAGCCTTTCCTACTAGCTGCGACTATTACTTTTACGCTAAAATAATGTTCGCCTTCTGGTTAATTATTGCGTTTACACTTTACAGAGCAGACAAAGACCGTTACATTAAGTCGGATTTTATAAGCGCTATGGGTGTTAGTGCTATTGCTACTATCTTCGTTTCTCTAATTGGAACACTTCTAAAAATAATACAGCCAGATATTTTTATAACAATATTCGTTATAGGTATGGTTCTTATTGTATTTTGGCTTCTAAAGAAGTAAAATATTTTGTTAACACACCTTTAAATAGTTGTTAACATACTAATTATTAAGCTTTCATGCTTAAATAGAGGTGTGTAACTTCTATTTTAATAAAGGTGAAAGGGGGTAAAAAAGAAAAATGGGAGACACAGCTAAAAAAGTTCAAGAAGCGGGATTAATTCTAGGGGGACTAGGTGTTATCGGTTTTATTGGTATTGTATGGCTAATGATTTACGGTAACTTATCTGGAAACTTAGGATTCGCGGCGGACACAGCAGGTTACAATAACACAGAAAGCGTTATTAGTAACGTGACTACTGGTTTCGGAACATTCTTCGGATTCTCTAACACTTTCTTTACTATTGCTGCAATCGTGCTATTAATCTTCATGTTGTTAGGATTATTGGCTTTGGTTATGACAATAGCTAAGGGTATGAAAGGATCTAAAGGTTCTGGTTACTCGGGTTACTGAATTAGCTTAGGAAACTAGGCTAATATTTTTTTTTCTTTTTTTTTCTTTTTTTGTTAACAAAAACAAAGATTTATAAAGTTTAAATCTATATTTTATTCATGGGATTAGGTGATACACTAGGACTAACAAACGCAGGAATTAACATAGATCCTAAGAGCCTGTTAAGTGGGTTCGGACAATTTTTAATAATTCTCTTTCTTTTTATCTTAGTTGGGGGTATTTTCTATTATATTTATTACCTAAAGAAGAAAAAGAAAAACTACAATAAAAAAATATTCTGGTTCGAAGAAGTAAACGGAACACCTATACCCGTAGGGGATGATAACGCCTGTGAATTAACTATACCAAATTCTAATATTCAAGTTTTCTACATAAAAGAAAAAGACATGTATTTACCAAGACCAGTTAAAAGAATGGGAAAAGACGCTTACTGGTTTATGATTAAGAATAATCGAGAGATAGTTAACTTCGCTTTAAAGAATATGAACGAAGAAATGAAGGAAGCTAACCTAGATTACGATCATACAGATATGAGATATGCTTTAACTAATCTAAAAGAATTAATTAAAAGAAATTATCGGGACAAATCGCAGCCATGGTGGAGAGAATATAAAGAAGTAATTAGTTTAGTTATTCTAATCTTTGTTTTAACTCTATCCTTCATCTTCATAATTTCCAAAGTGGGCGGATTAATAGATAAAGTAGGGCTTTTAATAGACCATGCAGACCAGTTAATTAAAGTAGCCGAAACTAAGGCCGCAAGTAGTGGGGTAGTTACACAATGATAGGAATAACAGAAATTATATTTTCGGGTATAATCTTTTGTGTTATCTGGTTTCTAATCTTCAAATTTAAACTAATCTATGACGAAAAAAGCAAACTAAGAAACATAAACGCTAGATTAGAAAAACAAGATCTTAAAGCGCCAGAACTTCTAGCAGAATTAAAAGAGCATAGCGATTCTAGAAATAAACAGCTTGAAGAACAAAAAGAAAAAGAAGAAGCTAAGAAACAAAAGAAAGAAGATAAAAAGCCAGGGTTCTTTAAAAGATTCTCTAAAAAGAAGGGGGTTAAAAAAGAATGAACGGAATAGAAGGCTTTGTTATTGGTATGATTGTTGGTATTATTTCAACTTTTACGGGAATTATGCTTTTTACTAGATACATGACTAGAAAACAAAGAGAATTATATAAAGCAGCGGGTTTAGATAAACTCCTAAAAAACTAAAATGTCCCCGAAACTTATTACCTGGTTAGTAATTATCGTAATGGTTTTAATATTAGCCTACAATTACTTTAAAGAAAAAAAGAAACATGGAAAATAAAAAGAAAATAATAATCCTTAGTGTAGTAGTTCTAGTTCTTATTATGGCCTTTGCCTTAGTCATGGTTAAGTTAATTGTAGAAAATGGTAAGTGTGTAGATGATCCTTTTAGATATGCAGCACAAAAACTAGAAGATTCGGGCGGTAATTATGCCTGTTCGTGTAGTTCTCTAGATCCAGAACTTTTAGATTTCTCATTTAGCACAGAAGGAATAAAAATTAAGAATCCTAACGAAAACTATTTTAACATTAATGATTTAGAATTTTCAAGTATAGAGGTGAAAGGGGGTAAAGAATAATGGTAGAAAAAAAAGAAACTAACGAAGAATCTATTAAGGTTCTAAAGGAAAACGTTTTACTCCTAGCTTCAAAAGTCGACGAATTAACAAATAAGCTTAATGAAGTTGTAGCAGTTCTTCAAGATAATGATCTTGCGCGTAAAATCTCCGTAGATTATATTTATTCCGAAGAAGAAAAAGAGGAATCACAAGAAGCGGAAGATTCAGAAGACGAAGAAGACGAAGAACTAGACGACGAAGACGAGGAAGAAATAGAGGAAGAAGACGAAGAAGAAGAAGTTAAACCTTCTAAGAAGTAAACTTACTCTAACTTTTTTTTATTTTTTTTAAAATTTAAAAGCGGTGTGGCCTAGTCTGGTTAAGGCGCTGCCTTCATGCGGCAGAGATCATAGGTTCAAATCCTTTCACCGCTATTTTTATTCTCTTAACCGAATATCTAGAACTCTCACTTATTGACTTAAAGCTTCTTTTAAATCTTCTTTATCGATATGCGTATAAATTTGTGTGCTTTGTAAAGAAGCATGACGTAACACTTCTTGAACTTGTTTTAAGTTAAGTTTCTTAACATTCAGTAAATAACTAGCGTAGGAGTGCCTTAAACGGTGTGGGTGAACTATTGTATCTTCTATGGGTTTTCCTTTATCATCAAACTTAGTTATTCTAGCCTTAATTCCCGCGTCCCTTAATTTTTGCTGCCAGGATCTAGATTTATTTTTTAAATTTACGTTAGTGTTTCCCCTTACAAATATTTTAGAATCTAAAGAACTAAACTTACGACTTTTAATATAAATAGCTATTCTTTTCATAAGAACAGCAGGAACTAAGGCTATTCCTTCCTTATCTCCTTTCCCATAAACCCGACATTCCCCCATTTTAGAAGTATCTTTTTTCCATTCTTCCCAATTAAAAGACATAATATTTATTTTCAATAACTCACCAAGTCTTAAAGCACAATAATAACTAATTAGAAGCTGTAATTTTAATTGTTCTGAATCTAAGGCCTTCTCTATTAAAGCTATGTGTTCGTGAGGAATGGGTTTAATTAATCTTTCTTTAACCCTACCTGTAAGCTTAGGTAATTCTACTTCCGCTATTCCTACCCTAGCTTCCTGGGATAATCCTAGTTCTTTGTAATTAACTAACAAGAATTTCTTAAAGTTAACTAAAAAGCTTCTACATATACTATTTCTATTAGGCTTTTGGGATAAAAAACGACTTATTGTTTCCTGGTTAAAGCTATCAAAATTAAATTTATTGAAATAATAAATATAATTTTCTATTGTTCTTTCTTTAAGGTTTTTATTCCTTAGCCATTCTTCGAATTTATCTAGTGCTATTTTCATTTTCTTTTACCTAGGAATTTTCTTAAAATAAGTAATCCTAAGATCACTAATAAGATAATCCACCATGATTTAATTATAACTCCCATAGCTAGGCCTAATAAACTAGCTGCAATAGTTAAGACAAAGAACATAACAAAAGCAAAGCCAATAGCTAAGACTATGTATTTAGAATAATCTTTTTTAATATCGTTGTCCGAAACTGTGCTATTAAATCTCATGTTCTCTAACTCTCCCGTCAAAAATAACTATCATAGAATCGTGCATAGGCGCTTTATCTGTTACATACTCGCCCTTTGTATTCACTCCTAGAAACTTAATTCTTTTTTTAATGAATCTTATTTCTTTTTGGTTAGGAAGTATAAAGTCATGAAATAGAATAGTAGAAGTAGAAACAGGTAAAAGCATAACACATAGCTTACCCTTTTTACTTTCTTCAATAGCTTTTTTAACAAAGGCTTCTTTAAGCATTCTTGAATAAGGCGGATTAATAAAGTTCGCCCCCCCCCACTCTATATTAAGTCCGTCCCATTTTTGTAAATCATGGTTAAGCGGACATGGATCGAAATCAAAATTAAATTCATTATTTAAGTTGTCGTAAAATTCTTTAGGTGTAGCCCAATTATCAGAATGGTTTAAGTTTCTATCTTTCATTTTAAAAGAATCCCACAGGCCTAGAATATTGCTGCCTGTATTCTACCCTTTGTTTATTTAGTTGTTCGTCTACTTCTGGCTTAGGCGGATAAAGGCCTTCTTGATTTTGTATAGATCTACGACACCGCGTTATACTTTCAAAGCTAGGCATGTCGTTAAGTTGTGAATAGTCTAGATAAATATTAATTCCTAGCTTTCGTAAGACCTGGATAATTAACCATTTGTCAGAATCCCTAGCCCTAACGTCTTCCCTTAGAACTTCTATAACAGTATTCCTTATGTTGTCGCTAGTCATTGTTTAACACCCCTCTAGAAATTCGTTAATATCAAAGTCGCTTTTTTCTAGTTCTTCTTTCGCCTTAGGATATTTTCTTTTTAGATATTCCAGTTCACCGCTAACCTTCTTGAAGTCTTCCGTAAGCTTACGGAGTTCCCCAATAGTCATACTTTCGAACTGTTCTATTTTATTACTCATAAATAATTTAGTGCTTTAAAGTTTTTAAACCTTTCGCCTAATAGTAATTAGGTGAAATAAGACTAAAAGGTAGGTAGAATGTTATTTATTTCATCTTGTATGCTATTATGGAAACCCTTTGTATCTTGTTGTTGTAAAAAGTCTTTGACTGTCTTATTAATTCCGTTATCTTTAAGCATACGGTTAAGAGAAGCGTTAATAGAGCTGTCTTTCTTATCTTCTAATAAACATAGCTGCCTTATGCCTTCTCTTGTAAGTTTACTTTGAATCAATAAATTATAAAGCTTATCCAAAAATGGAACTTCCCTATTTCCGTTCTTTTCTTCATCAGTTAAGAAACTTTCATTTCTCTTAGTTCTTTTAATCTCTTTGTATAATTTCTTTTGTTTCTCTGTGCAATCACCAAAGAATAAATAACCTCTAAAAGTTGTTAACTTATGATAAGGCGGCCTAAAATTAGGATCTTTTTGCATTTTCTTAGACCAGTTACCCTCTATTTTAGCATTATATTTAGCGTCCCACCTATCCTGGCTATAAAGTCTTCCCTGTAAAGGCATGTGAACAACAGCTATACCCCGTTCTATTACGTGTAAATGAATAAAATATAAGTCCCTTAAATCCTTATCAAGACTAAAGAAGTTAGGAATAGCACTAGCAAATATGTTATAATTATCACGATAAGCAGTTAGAATCTTAATTAACTCTTGTTGGCCTTTGTCCTGGAACTCTCTTTTATATCCAGAATTAATAGCTTCATCGTCCCAACATAGGCCGTATTTTTGATATTTTAAAAGGGCTATTACGTCTTCCCTATTGTAAACCTGCTGTTTCCAGGGATCGAATACCTTAAATCTATAATAAATTTTGTTAATAACCGTAGACTTACCGTTTCCACGATCACCAGAAACGGCTATATTTCCGTCAAATTCGTTAGCCTGTCTTTCTTTTAAAATCGCTACAATTTCTTTAACAGTCCAAGTTATCGGTTTCATTTCTTTAACCTCTTGTTCTAGCGTCTTCCATTATTTGTTTTTTGTAAGCCTTCGGATCGAACTCTTGCTTATCTGTAAAGATTAAGTGATTCTTATTTAATGGTTCATTTAATTTAGCCTTAATTTCTATCAAGTAGTCTAGAGTTTTATAATAGACTTCTTCATTAAGGATTATTATTTTCTTTTTCTGTTTAACTACTGTTCTAGAAAGTAAAGGCATAACTTTACGAATACTTTTTAACTTTGTTTCTAGTTCTTCTAACTCTTTTCTAGTATTTCCTACTTTCATAGCAAATTTAGAGTTTCCGCATAGTTTTATTAGTTCAGTTAGCAAACGTTCGAAGCCTATAAGTTTTAAAGTATCTAAAGGAATCCCGAAGTTCTCTAGTTGTTCTATCAAAGTATCATAACCAAAACGCGCGATATTTTCGTAGTGATCCGCATAATCTAAAGGCTTCATAATCTTTAATCTGGAATAATCACTAGCGACATTCCAGTTACCTAGTTCAGAAACGTTATATCCTTCCTCTTTCTTTTGAAACACCATAGAATAACGTAGAATCCTAACTTTATAAATTTTGTTAACAAAAAGAAATATTTATAAAGTTTAATCTTTTATTTATTGCATGGTAGAAAGACCTTTAGACTTACTAAACGAATCAAAAGGGGCGAAAGTTTTAGTCCATTGTAAGGAAAATAAAAATTATTCTGGAAAGCTTCTAGCCTTTGATATTCATATAAACGTAGTCTTAGAAAACATGAAAGAACTAGACGAAAAAGGAGAAATTATAAAAAGTTTGGGATTATCTTTTATTCGTGGAGATACAATTAAATATATTTCACCTGGGGAAAAATGAGAAAAGTAGATAGTAAAGATTTTTGGTATTTTGGTATGGCTTCGGTTATTTTATCATTTGTAACACCTAACTTTTTTAGTGCATTAGGTTTATTAATGTCCACGGGAATTTGTTTAATCTTTTACATAGTTTCTAAAGAACAAGAAAAGAAAAGAGAATTTTTACAAAATCACTTAATTAGCTTAAAGAATATGACTTTTAATCTAAATAGTTTAATGGATAACTTAGACAAAATAGAAAAAAGGGAAACTACTAAAAAACATTCAAGAAGATATAAAAGAAAATGAAATATAAACAAATCTTTAAGTCATGGTGGTTTTATGCTTTGATAGTAATTTATTTTCTATTTAGTGTTTTCAAAAATCTACAAGTTTATAATAAACTCTTTTTTGTCGAATATATCGGAATACTTTTAGGTTCTTTTATTGGAATTCTATTTTTTGTTTCTTTATTCTGGGCGTTAGGTAAAATCTTTAAAGCAATCATACCAAAAACAAAGTAAAAGAAAACTATTTAAAGTTCACATTATTTAATAGGGTATGGGTTTACTTAGTAGAATAGGAAAAAGCCTAGGTAAAATTGGTGATACAATTTCTAAGGCGTATAAAAGCGTAGATAAAAAAGCGGGTGGTTATTTACCTGGCGGTGTCACGCCAAAACAGGTTAAGGCTTCTACTACTTCTAGTTCGCCTTCTACTTCAACTAAAAGCACTTCTTCTAGTTCTAGTTCTTCTAGATCTTCTGGGGGAAGTTCGAGAAGTTCTTTTACTTCTTCAAAGCCAACTTATGACACAAAAACACAAACGTTTACAGATTCAAGCGGTAATAAAATGTCTATGTCCTTATCAAACGCTTTAAAGTCTGGGGCTAGTATTGTTTCTTCTCCTTCTCCTACTCCTAGATCATCTAGCGCAACTAGTCAAGCTAAACAAGTCCCCACAGATCCTAGAACAGGTAAACCTTACGGAACAGTTAGTAAATATGAAAGGCCTAAGGGCGGTGTTTTATCAGAAGGTTTAGGTTTAGGAAGCGCTAGTTATAAATTATCAAGTCAAAAAAATATTTTAAGAACAGCAAAACGAAGAAGCCGAAGCGGGAATATTTCCCCATTACAAGAAGCAGAACTTTTAGGTTTAACTGCGCTTTCTATTGTTGTAGATTTTAGAAAGGGAATAGTAGACCTTCCAGAAACAGCTTATAAAATAGCACGTAACCCAAAAGTCCTTAAAGAATTACCTAGCGCTATTTCTAAATCTGGTAAAGAATTTGGAGAATTATTAAGGGTTTCTCCTGGTGAAGCTTTCGTTAAAGTAGGTGGTGAAATTTTATTAATGAAAGGAACAGGCGCAGCATTAAATAAAATTGGTTCTACTTCTTCAAGTCAATTAGCTAAACTTAACCCTAAGTATGTAGGTAAAGCAAAAGTAGGAAGCACATTAAAAATTAAAACTGGCGCAGGTAAAACAGTAGACTTAAAAGTAGTAGGTAAGATACCAAAAGAAAAACTAGCGTCCCAAGTTTCAAAAGCAGGAAAAAAACTTAACGCTATTTCTTCACAAGCAGACGAACTTTTAGGATTCATTAGAAGCAGGACTAAAACAATTAGAAAACCAATACCAGGAGAAGCAGATTTTAGCGCAGCAACAAAGAAATTATTAAAACAATTCGACGCGGGAACAATAAGTAAAAAGAATTTATTAAAGTTAAACGAAGCAGTTAAGAAGCAGGGCGCTAAGGGTTTACTAGAACGTTCTTTTTTCGCAGATCCAACGGGAAAAATAAGGCCTTCTAGATTAGGAGTTACACCAGATAAAAAGGCAAGTCTTCTAGATTACTTTGTAGAAGATATAACTTTTAAGAAAGCAAAGCCGCAGATCTTATTATTTGAAAATATAAAAGTTCAGTCTTTACCAAAGGCCTTAAAGTCTATTGGAAATAAGCTAAAGAAAGGAACAGCTTTAACAAAGAAAGAAGCAGACGAATTATTAAAATATCAATTAAAGAAGTCTGGAAAGTTTAAGCCTATTGGTTTTATTTCTGGAGAATCAGAAATAACATTAGCGCCAGGGGAAATATTAAAAAGAGTTAAAAAAGTAGGTGTGACTATTGCTAACGGTAAAAAGATTCCAATAGTTAAAACAGAAGTATTTAAACCAACAGGAAAAATTAAAACACTTTTAACAAAATTTAATAAGGGAACTTTAACAAAAGCACAGACTAAACAATTAGATAAACTACTTAAAAAAGCAACTGGGTTTAATTATGGCCTTTCAAGTGCTAAGAAGACAGCGGGTAAATATGTAGATATAAAGAAAGTAGGCGCGGGTATTCTATCTAAGATAAGTCCAAAGAAACCAACTATCACAACTAAAACAATTTCTCCAACTTACGTTAAACCTAAAAAGAAAACTCCAACACCTTCTAAACCTAAAACTCCTAGTTCTCCAAAGAAGCCAACACCAAAGAAACCAAAGAAAGGCGGAAGGGGTAAATCACCTTCTAAACCTAAAACTCCAACTAAGAAACCTAGTAAACCAGTTTCACCAAAAGCAAAAGCTAAAAGATCTACAAGTAGTTTAGCAGCTGCAAGAAGAAGAAAGAAAAGAACGCCTGTAAGTTCAAGAAAAGCGCCAACTTCAAGAATAAAGAAAAGATACTACGGAACTAGTAGGCCTTCTAAATCTCCTTCTCCTAGAAGTCCAAGGCCTAGAAGCCCAGGAACTAGTAAATCTTCTGGTTCTAAAAGTCCTAAGTCCCCTAGAAGATATAAACCTTATTCTCCTAAATCTCCTGCAAGATCAGGAAAAGGAACACCAAGTAAGCCAGTTAAAAAAACAAGTAAGACAAAAAGAAAAGCTAGTTATAAACCTAAGATAGGTTATTATGTTTATGAAAAGAGAGGAAAAAAAGGTTTTGTAAAACTTAAAGGACTTCCATTAACAAAGCAACAAGCTAAAGACCGTCTAGCTTATAGATTAGATAATAAGATTTCTAGAACAGCTAAGCTAGTCCCAGTAAAGAAAGTTAAGAAGTTCGGAAGCTTACCAAAAGAACAAAAGAATTATTTTCCTAGATATAAAAAGAATCTAAGAAATTATAAGATAGTTCGAGGTAAAAGAGTTAAGACACCTTTAACATTTATCGAGAAGAAAGGTAAAGGAGTTATTAGCACTAAGGGAGAAAAAAGACAATTAGCTTTAAACAGAATGGCTAAATCAAAAACAAAAGTTAAGGGTTATTCTAAACCAGTAAAGAGAACGGTTAAGAAGACTACTAGAAAAACAACTAGAAGAACTACGCCAGTTAAAAGAACAACTACTAAAAGGCCTTCTCCTTCTAGAGCAACTAGGAAGAAAAGAAGGAACGTAGATCCTTTTAGATACTGGTAAACGATACATTTAAATAATTCTGTTAACAAAATTACTATATGGAAGGTGACGATTTTTTACAAAAACTACAAGCAGAAGCCGACGATTTAAGAAATAAAAACCAACAACTTAATACGGCTTTATCTTCTTCAAGCTACCAGGGGCAAGAAGACGCTAATTTAATTCAGTATCAAGTAGATACGGGAGAAATGTTAGGAAAGATAGAACATTTCTTACGAGGGGAATATATAGCAATAGACAAAGAAGGTAACGAATACTGGGCTAAACCTATGAAAACTATTAAAGTTATGAATAAGAAAACAAAAAAGATTACAACAAAAGAAGTTATAGATCACAATTTAATTTTATTTAACGACTACGGGGTTAATTCTATTATGTCTATTATCGGAAACTATCTAGATAAAAACACCGTTCTTTCTTTCTATGACGAAATGAGAATTA